CCTTAGAACTTGCTCAAGACTTGAAAGCAATTCACGGTCTTGATGCAGAGCAAGAACTTGCTAACATCTTGTCTAGTGAGATCCTTGCTGAAATCAACCGTGAGGTTGTACGTACTGTATACACTATTGCTAAGCCTGGTGCTCAGAATAATGTTGCTAATGCTGGTCGCTTTGACCTAGACGTTGACTCAAACGGCAGATGGTCGGTTGAGAAATTTAAGGGACTTATGTTCCAAGTAGAAAGAGATGCTAACGCAATCGCACAGCAAACTCGTAGAGGAAAGGGTAACTTCATCATCACTTCTGCTGATGTTGCTTCTGCTCTTGCTATGAGTGGTACTCTTGACTACTCTTCTGGTCTAACTGGTGCTGGTGGTCCTTCCATCGGTGAGGTAGATGACACAGGAAATCTACTTGTTGGTACAATTAACGGACGCATTAAGGTCTTTGTTGATCCTTATTCTGCTAACGTAGCTAACAAGCACTACTATGTTGTTGGTTATAAGGGTTCATCTCCTTATGATGCAGGACTATTCTATTGCCCATATGTACCTCTACAAATGGTCAGATCAATAGGTCCAGACACCTTCCAGCCCAAGATTGGATTTAAGACACGTTATGGTATGGTTGCTAACCCATTCGTTGTTCAAGGCAACGGCACACCTGATGCCGAAGCTCTTACAGCGAACATCAACCAGTACTACAGACGTGTACAGGTTGAAAACCTAATGTAAATCGGTTACGATATCAAATCAAAGGGGTGCGAAAGCACCCCTTTTTTTATTAAATATAGTATAATATGATATAACAGTTGGCTGAATATGAACGGAAGATTATCCAAAGTTGACATGACAGCAAGACTGTTAAAACTCAAAAGAGATATAGATAGTAAGATGGCTTGGCCTAAATGGTCACCTACAGAAAGATGGGCAGCACAACAAGCACTAAATAGTGCATTGGACATACTAGACGAATACCATTACTAATGTTACAGAAGATACTACTCTTCGCTTCACCAATAGTATCTGCTGCGACAATTGCTACAGTTATTACGGTTAATAGTTGGAAGAAAAAGAAACCACCAAAGATCAACATCACGTGGGATGATGATGACGATGATGATTATAGTGGTGGTCCAGGAGAAGGTCCATACTGGTGGTATACTAAATAAGATAAAGCTTGGGAAGTTGGCATGGCCGCTGAATGGTATAAAGAGCAACCGATAAATAGAAATTTTTTATCACCACTAGGATTCAAGTTAAGTCTTGAATTATTTCCTGGTGTAGATTTCTTTTGTCAGTCTGCATCTATACCAGATATATCAATGCCTTCTGCTACAGTACCAACACGCTTTAGGAATATTCCTATTGCTGGTAGTGGTGGAGTTGAATTTGGTGATTTAGTTGTACGTTTTATTGTTGATGAAGATCTAAACAATTATAAAAAAATTCATGATTGGATACGAGAGTATGGTGTAGCAGATGATCATGCTGCTGGTAAAGATGAATATTCAATTGCTTTATTAGAAATATTAACATCACATAATAATGTTAATAGGTTTGTTAAGTTCACAAATATATTTCCTGTCAGTTTAACTGGTGTTCCTTTTGATGCATCAGATACTGACGTAGAGTTTATGACAGCAGATGTTGTATTCAAGTATGAGAGATATGATATAGGTCCACAGTTGGATCCACCAACTGCATCATCCACAGCAGCACCAACTGTCACCCTAAGTAATACCACTAGTGGTAACTGGGATCCTTCTCAGTCATTCAATTTACAATATACTTCTGCTAATGTTGCTAGTCTAAGTATTGATCAAGGTGTTGGTGTTGTGTCTGCACCTGGTGGAAATGTAATACAATCTAATGTATCTCATCTAGCTACTAATATTGATTCACTTACAAGTTCATTAACATATACTATAACAGCAGTAGGAAACAATGGTACTACAATAACTGCAAGTACTACTGTAACATTCCTAAGACCACAGACATCTGCTAATAGAGTTTGTATTGCTGTTATTGATGAGAATGTTGGAAGTCATTCATATAGTGGAATGGAAGCGAAGTGGACTCAGTTCAGAACAAACTGGCCAGATAGACATTTCTATCTACTCCAACCAACAACCGCAACAAGTGGAGGACTGTATACTTCCAGTCAAATATCAGATCTTCACATACCACCAAGTTTCTTAGAAGAAACAGATCCATCAACAACTGATGTAGACAACGACTCACCATGACAACATTTACAGCAGCAGATTTTACACCAACAACAAATAATGATGCTACTCCATTAGGAGGGTTTAACTTCTTAGCATCTAGTGAGGTGATGCAAGTTCTTCCATATCATAATCACCCATCAATGCCAGCAACTTTACCAAATGAAGATGCTAACATAGCATCAATTCCTATGGATGTTGGTGCGTTGTATGCTGGTTTACCTGCGGCTCTTGCAGAGGTATATAACAACGATCCAAATGCTTTAGTACAATCAACTAATTTTACAGGTAAAATAGATCCTAGATTGTATGGTAACAGTCAGCATCTACGTGCTTACTGGACTGCTGCAATGACATTATCAAGTTGGTGGCATCATCAAAAACTTGGTCCTCAAGGACCAGGAACTTCAGATTCTAATCCTTTAGATGTACCATTTTCAGATCTACAGAAACAGAATTTTATTGGTAATTTAGGATCACATCCTCAGCCAGAAATGTTGTATGCTGCATATAATAATTATGGTGCTCAAGGTGCAGGCTTTGACCCTGCTGTAAGTAATACATTTTTTAATCTTGGATATGGTCATGAAGCATTTAGTTGGGGTGCTGATGGTAGTTTAACTGTAAAGGATGTATATTTTTTTGAAGGGTTTGCTGACTTTGGTGTAGCACAAGATTGGAATAGTGCTTGGAGTCAAAGTCCTATGAACTTCCTCGTAGCTCTTGGTCGTGCAATGGCAGCTGCTGCGTTTATTGGAATACCTGCAACAGGACAAGCTGCTGAAAGATGGTTCTTGCAGAGACTTCTCAATATGTTGGGAGTAAACTTAGAGGATGATGATCGTCCGTTTCGTGCTCATAAAACATGGGCTTGGAATCCTATTGTTGGTAGTGCAGCAGCAATGCATATCAAAACAACATGGACAGCACAAGAAATATTTGATAATAATCCTGAGCTGTTTTGGGCTGCGGTTCGTGCAGGTTTAATACCACTCTCTGTATTTGAAACACTTCAAGGTGTTCATTATGCAGAGCATCCTATGGGTGGTAACTCTAACAATTTACCAGGCATGAATGACAATGCTCCTGTTAATGGAAGCATAGATCCAAACAATCTAGCATCTATATCATTCGGAGGAGCTGCTACATATCCAAAACCATTTACAAGTTGGTTACAGAATGTAGATGATGCTAATTTTATTCTTGGTCCTTATGCGAAGTTTGGAAATATACCTGGAAGAATAATTATCATTACAGATAGTCCTGGATTTGGAGAGTTAGGATTTTGGATTCAACGATGGGATGTCCATGACGATGGTCCAGTAATTCAACAACATGGATATCAAACTAAGAACGAATGGTTTAATAGTGCAATGAAAGCACCTGTTGCAGTTAGATATTTACATTGGCCTGGTAGACCTACGGTAAAAGTACAGATGGCATATCATGGATATTCAACAGGTTCCCCACCAGAACAAGTTTGGACAACAGATTTAGCATTAGCAACGGCTGTTTTAGGATCAATGACATTACCATTGTTATTTGCATCAGGAGCAGCAGGATTACTCACACTTTTATAAAATGCCAAAACCCACCATACAAAATAGGTCTTACTTTAAACGAGTACTGAGAACCTATAAAGAAAAATTTGATAGTGTATTACAGACATGTAATTACTCTGATATATCTCCAATGTTTACTACTGCTTCTTCATCAATTACTGGAGATCCACAAGTAAATGTTGTTCTTTTTGATGGAGGTGAGTACGATCCATCTGTTGATATATCAAGTTTAGTGAGTGACGGTAATCTCATATATTTCCCTGCTGTAATGGGAGATTGGATTACTATAAAAATAAACGGAAGTCTTCATAGATTACATTTTCCATATGATGATGGACCTCTTCAATTAGAGAACGGCAATCAACTTAACATGGATGCGTTGTTCTTCTTGACTAGTAAAAATTCAAATGGTCTAGGATATTCAACTTACCCTGCTACAGTTAGAGGATATGGTGGTACTCTAATTGAATTGGGTAATGGACAGAGTGTTGAGATAACTTCACCTACTGCTGATGTGTCAGTTAATGAAGGAGCATCTGTTACATTCACTCTTCAAACTACTGGTATACCATCTGGTACACAACTATCTCATGTTTTTACTGGATCTGTAGAGTTTGATGAAGACTTTACTTCCAATCCCAATAACAATGTGTTTACGGTTCAAAATGATGGTAGTGCATCTATGACAGTAACACTAAGAGATGATTACACACAACTAGAAGGAACTGAGAATTTCAAATTAAATCTAACAGATCCTAGTAATATAAACACTATTTTAGGAAGCAGTGCTGTTGTTACAGTTAACGATACTTCATCAGCAACATTTTCAATTGCAGCAGTTCCAGCGAATCAAGCAGAAGGAACTACATTAACATACACAGTTAATACAACAGGTGTACCTGATGGACATACATTATATTATAGTTTCAGTTCCGTTAGTACTACTGATCAATATGATTTCTCAAATAATACACACGCAGGTTGGTTTGCAATTAATAATAACACAGGAACATTTGGTGTTGATGTAGTACAAGATTTTGAAATAGATGATGGAGAGACTTTAATAGTACAGATACGTCAGAATTCTGCTACTGGTAGTGTTGTTGCAACAAGTTCAACAACTATAATAGATGATTTACCATTTACTTTTACAATAACTCCATCTCATACCACTATTATTGAATCTACTCAAGCTAATGTATCATCATTTACTTTGGATATACAAACAAGTGGAGCAGCTGATGGAACAATAGTACATCTTTATCCAAGAGATAAAGGTGGCGGTTCAACTTTTAGAATCAGTGATATACACGATCCACAAGATGCATTTGATGGGGGTAGAGCTTATTATGAAGCAACTATTCAGAATAATTCAATAACCAAATCTTTCACAGTAGCTAGAGATGGTGTTACTGAGGGTGATGAAGTATTTTACATAGAAGCTATGTCGTTAATGAATATATCAATAGCAGTCTCACCTGACATAACAATTACAGATGCATCTTATGTTGGTAGTAGAAAGACCGATAAAACTTTTGGTCCTATAAGGGTCAATAGAGATAATGGTGTTGCAGGAAGTACTTCAGACTGGTATACTTTATGTAACCTTGATCAGATTCCAAACAATTCTAAGGTTGCTTTGTTTATTGATACATCAGGAAGCATGACTATGAATACAGTTCAAGCATCTTATGATGAATTAGTTGCTAAATTAAATCAACGTGGTATTACCTTTATCACTGTAAGTAACATGCAAGAAGATTGGATAACTGACTTTGACGTAACTTTATAATATATGAATTTTGAATCCCTTCGTAATAGATTTGAAAAACTGAAAGAGGAATGGGCAGAGGATAGTCATGTAGACTTCCAGTTCAAGAACAAACAATATAGTGCTGACCTAGCACAGGTCGCACTTGACATC